TGGCGAAGCGCTTATTGTCGATAACTGCGCGACGGCTGCCGATTGCTTTGATTGCTGATGTCATTTTATTCTCCCGGTTATTGTCGGCTTTGCTCAACCGATGACTGAAGTATAGCACGGATTCCGTGTATATCAAGAACAATCGCAATTAATTTGTAACAGAACAGTGTCTCCTCCACGCCACCAGGTGTGAAGTTCGCCCGCTCAGTGATGTGCGGGCTTTTTTATTTATCACGGCGCTGGACTACTCCGGCGATGAGATATGCCTATATCCACTGTAGAAGGCTGTAGAAATGGCTGGGCGTAAGCCGGGGGCCGCTAAGACTGGCGGTCGCGTCAAAGGGACGCCGAACAAGGTAACGGGCGAACTGAAGGACATGATCCTGTCTGCGCTCAGCCAGTCGGGCGGCGTTGACTACCTGGTTCGCCAAGCTGAGGAAAAGCCCGTTGCGTTCTTGGCCTTGGTTGGTAAGGTGTTGCCGCTTCAGGTCAACGGCGAGCTTGAGCATAAGGGCGGGATCACCGTCAACATCAAGCATTACTGATGGAGATTGATCTGCCGAACGGCTGGGAGCCAAGAGGCTATCAGCTTCCAGCATGGCGCTATTTACAAAGAGGGGGCCGACACGCCGAGCTAATTTGGCATCGCCGCAGTGGCAAGGACGAAATTGCACTGCACCGTGGCGCGTGTGCCGCGTTCGAGCGCGTCGCTGGTTACTGGCACATGCTGCCCGAGTATGCGCAGGCTCGCAAAGCCATTTGGGCTGCAGTCAACCCACACACTGGCAAGCGCCGGATTGATGAGGCATTCCCGCAAGAGTTGCGCGCGGCAACGCGTGAGCAGGAGATGTCGATCACGTTCAAGAACGGCTCGACATGGCAGGTAGTGGGTTCGGACAACTTCAATAGTTTGGTTGGCTCTACCCCTGCCGGGATTGTTTATTCTGAATGGGCGCTGGCGAATCCGAACGCGCGTGCATATTTGCGCCCGATTCTGGCTGAAAACAACGGCTGGCAGATGTTCATCACCACGCCGCGAGGCCGTAACCACGCATACACCACGCTCAAAGCATCCGAGAAGATCATGCTTTCGGGCGGCGATGCATTCGCGCAGATTCTCGACGCGCGCGATACGGGCGTATTTGCCGAAGAGCGGTTACAGACAGAGCTAGAGGCCTATATCGCGGAGTTTGGCGAGGAATACGGCCGCGCCAAGTTCGAGCAGGAGTATCTGTGCAGTTTCGAGGCAGCGAACCTTGGCGCGATTCTGGCCCGATCCATCGGAATTGCAGAGAAGGAAGGACGCGTATCCAATTCAGTGGAGTTTGATGAGTTCGGTGCACCGCTTGAGATCAGCGCTGACTTGGGCAGGCGAGATACAGCGACCTGGTGGTTCTGGCAGCCCAAGATCGGCGGCTATTCCATTGTTGACCATGACGCAGGATGGGGCATCGACGCTGAGGAATGGTGTTATCGGCTCAGGGATCGCATCGATAAATACCGGTTGCAAGGCAAAAAAACAGCATTGGGCCGAATCTGGCTGCCGCATGACGCTCGGGCAAAGACATTTGCAGCGAAGCGCAGCGCGGTGGAAATCTTCATTGATTACTTCGGCTCGGATCACGTTTCAATCACGCCGCAATCCCGCATTTCAGACCGCGTGAATGCCGCCCGCGTGCTGACGCCAAAGGTTGAGTTTCACGAAACGAACTGCGCAATCGGCTTGGAAGGGTTGCGCGCCTGGTCGTATGAGTACGACGAAGAACGCAAGATATTCAGCAGCGACCCGCTGCACGATTGGGCATCTCACGAAGGCGATGGTTACAGCTACGGCTGTTTGATCATGCAGCAGGTTGCGCCGCCCAAAACAGAACACAAGCCGATTCGCGGCGTCATGGTGGGCACTCCCTCCGTCACGCTAGACGAAATGTGGGCGACCACACCGAAACAATCATCGAGGATTTGACATGACAGCAGTCACAGAAGGCGGCAACGCGGTAAATCTGACGGCATCCGGCGCAGTCAGTTCCGGCCCTTGCACGCTGCTTGGCTTCTACGTCAACAGCACAACCTCGGGCACGATTGTGATCAAGGATGGCGGATCGAGCGGAACGGCGTTGTCCGGCACGATCACACCGGCTGTTGGTTGGCATCGCTTCCCCGCTGCTGTCGGCGCCAGTTGCTATGCCACGCTGGGTAGCACGATTGACGTCACATTCTTCTACGCGCCGTGACCGATCAGAAGCCGGAAGTGCAGCGCTGGCTGCGTGAAATTGCAGCGTATGAGCGCGATTTCAAGCGGTGGGAGGGGCGCGCAGAAAAGATCGTCAAGATTTTCCGCGACTACGACAGTCAGACCGACACGCGCAACGGCACCAGCAGCTTCAACATTTTGTGGTCGAACGTCCAGACTTGCGTGCCTGCCGTGTTTGCGCGCCTGCCAAAACCGGATGTTTCCCGCCGCTTTCGTGACAATGACCCGGTAGGCCGCGTTGCCTCATTGCTGATCGAACGCGGTCTTGAGTTTGAGATTGACCATTATCCAGACTACCGATCCGCAATGGAAAATGCGGTGCTGGATCGCTTCTTGGGTGGCCGTGGGCTGGCATGGGTGCGCTATGAGCCGCACTTCCGCGCAATGCCTGATGATGATCTCCAAATCACCGAAGACGCCGACAGCGAGGCCGAGCAATCCCCCGAAGAACTCGACTATGAATGTGCGCCGGTTGATTACGTGCACTGGAAGGACTTCGGTCACACGATAGCCAGAACGTGGGAAGAGGTCACCGCAGTCTGGCGCAAGGTCTACATGGGCCGCGATGCGCTGATTGAGCGATTCGGCGAGGAGTTGGGCAGAAAAATTCCGCTTGATACCAAGCCGGACGAACAGAAGAAGAACGCCGAGGGAAATTACCAGGCCTGCATTTATGAGATTTGGGATAAGACCAGCGGTACTGCCTTGTGGCTCTCCAAGAGCCTAGGCGAAATCCTGGATGATCGCCCCGATCCGTTAGGACTCGAAAACTTCTGGCCCTGCCCACGCCCCCTTTATGCGACATTGACGACGGATAGCCTTGTCCCGGTGCCAGATTACAAGCTGTATCAGGATCAGGCGCAGGAATTGAACGTCTTGGCCGATCGGATCAATGGACTGATCAAGGCGCTACAGGTCAAGGGCGTTCATGACGCCGCCGTTCCTGAGTTGGCCCGACTGTTCAAAGAGGCGGGTAATGGCGATCTGATCCCAGTCAAGAACTGGGCGGCTTTTGCTGAGAAAGCAGGGCTGAAGGGCGCGATTGACATCATGGACATTACGCCGATTGCGGCGGCCTTGGTGCAGGCATATACCGCCGTTGATCATGTGAAGAATCAAATCTTCGAGATCATGGGCATTGCCGATATTCTGCGCGGCGCGACCGACCCGAACGAAACACTCGGCGCGCAGAAGATGAAAGGTCAGTTCGGCGGCCTGCGGTTGAAAGCGATGCAGGGTAAGGTTATCCAGTTTGCGACAGAGCTGCTGCAAATAAAAGCACAGATCATGTGCAAACACTTTCAGCCGCAGACGCTTTTACAGATCAGCGCGGTGCAACAGTTATCGCAAGAGGATCAGACGCTTGTTCCGCAAGCGCTGCAATTGATCAAGCAGGAGCCACTGCGCAATTTCCGCATCGAGGTCAGTTCGGACTCGATGGTAGAAATGGATGAGCAGCAGGAAAAGATGGATCGGCTTGAGTTTCTGAAAGCTGCAAGCCAGTTTCTGCAACAAGCCGTTCCCGCTGCCGAGTCATCGCCGCAGATCGTGCCCCTGTTGATGGACATGCTGAAATTTGGCGTTTCTGCGTTTAAGGTCGGGAAGACCATTGAGGGCGCATTCGACCAATTTGCAGAGCAGGCAAAGCAAATGGCGGCCAATCCTCAGCCCAAGCCAGACCCGGCAATGGCAAAGGTGCAGGCCGACAGCCAAGCGCGACAGCAGGAAATGCAAATGAAATTCTCGTTTGATCAGCAGGGCAGGCAGATGCAGATGCAACTGGAATCGCACAAGCAAGAAATGCAGGCGGCGCAGATCGCCCACCAAAACCAGTTGGAGGCCGAGCGCAACGCTCTTGCCGCCCAAGCTCT